GCTATTCTTTCTATTGCCATTTTATGACATATTGATGATTTTCATCAAGAAAATCATCAATTTCACTGTCTCACTCTAATCTCGCTTAAGAGACTTTTTACTACATCTTTCGTCCAATACCACTAAGGTAAATTGGAGTACTCGTATTAATATAGTCACCACTCTGTGGGGAGGCTAACAGTAGGCCGCTAAGGCTGACCAAGTCGACCCGTTATAATTAAGTAAATTATTTATTTATTTAGTTATTATAATGTACATTATAACATACTAATTATGTGGATGTTATACCACGTTATTCACCCTTCCTTCGTCTCGTTTGTATAACCACGACACCAGACAAAGGGAGATCATATTAAAAAATAGGAAAGGTATAGAAGCAATGCTTAACTTTGCCGCATAAACCTTTATCCCGTCATTATGTAGGTAGATAGTAAGAACTACCCATACTACAAAGTACACTGTGTTAATCCAAATTAAACTTTGGCAAACAGATGTCCTTACCTCATCATCCGAATTCATTATTATTTGTAAACTCCAGGAATTACAAATCTCACACCGTTTAAATTTATGGTGTTAGCGTTGAATATTATTTCTCTGCTTTCGTCCACTTCACCTACCTTTAACTCTTCTATCGTCGAAATGACAACGTCATCGATAAAATAAGTTTTAATTTTTAATTTCTTTCCATCTAGTATTTCAGCGATGTTATTATAGTCATAGACGTCGAGGGAGTACTTGTAAGTTATTGCCAAGAAACTCTCCGCGCCAGCATTTTTTAACACACTGGCTAGGTTGCGGCAACTTGTAGCCGATATACAACCATCCGGTAATACTTTATGGTATCTACCGTTTTCCAGTTCAAGATACAGAAACATCCCGGTACAGTATGGTATGCAACTTTCGAGTATACTTATACTGTTATTTGTATGAATTATTAGCACATCCATCGCATACCTGGGATGATAGCGCAGTCGTCTTCCAAGTCTATTTTATTGTTAACCACGAAGTGATACGTATCGTTAGTAACGCACTCCCAAGGTTTTACAACTGAAAATACCGCGTAATCTAAGAAATATACCGAAAGGTAATAGTGTGACGATATTAACATTGATTTTAGTAAATTACTTTGGTCACTTCCGAACACTAACGTTCTTACCGTTTTTTGTCCAGTGGATATACCGAAGTCATTTAACAAGACGTTTAGGTCCAGAGCCAATTCAGACACACAACCTTTATTGCTTAAATACTTATATTTACCTGACTCGCTCTCGATTAACAATCTTACCGTTTCCTCAACCGCGAGGTCATCCGTTATTCGGAACCAATTTTTAATAAATAAACTCTCGATAATTGACTGCTCATTCACATTAGTGTCAGAGTTATGTATAGCACTCAAGCTACCATTGAGATTAAGCGTAACAATAACTTTACTGTCCATCGACTGAAAGCAAATTATCGTATTCCACTAATGTAGAGTGCGTTATACATCCGATAACCATTGGGGAATGTTCCAGCTCCTTCTGTGAAATATCGGTCCTCATACATACGGTGACTATAGCTTGTTTAGTAAACTCATCGTTGCTAAGTCTATTGTCCATACACACGTTATGTATAATGCGCGTCGCTTTGTCCCAGTCACAATCGAAGGCCACTAATATTTTTAGTTGCACTAGTATAGTTCGTAATTCGAACAAATCATGGTAATATCGCCTAGACTTAATATGATCGTTAAGATAACAACTACGAGAGAGCATTTGTGCGAAATCTTCTACAAACTGAATTAGCACGGTTAATTTTTTAATATAACCTTCACCGACTTCATTCGTTGTACAGTACAAATAATTTTGCTCGCCATAAGCAAATCTCACCCAACTATCGATATCAGCTTCTAGTCTGTTCATAATGGTTCTTCTATTGCACTATTTGAGCCCCTGTAAAGTGGACTGTTTCTCACCACCTCTGCTGCGCTCTCAGCAGCACCACTAATTCGTAAAGCGTTAAACTGTTTATTTAACTCTAAAAACCTTTTACAGGTATAACTAGCTATCACAGCTGCGTACACAGATAATATTAGTACTAAAGTCAATAAAAACAGTGTTATAAACATCGTTAATATGTACCCGATATCTGTAGAGTAGACACTATCTTAGACCTTTCAGCACCTTTATTCTTACTTAGATTTGCAGTGTTTACTTTAATTCGCCACGCTTCTCTTTGATCATCAGTGAAAGTACCATCAGGTTCTACCCAGTCTGGCGTTAAGAGGTCGTATTCAGCCGGTATTCCAAACTTAGCCGCAAGACTTTCATTAACACCGGGTCCGTCATCTCTAGGCGTCTTTGTTACCAACTCAATCCATAATTTTGAGTAACACCTTAGGTAACGTCTCACACCGTTGTTATACTTATATACATTGGTAGCGTCTAAGATAGCTTTAAAAAGCACTTCATCCTCAACTCTTTGTTCTTTCCTGTTTTCCCCTGCTCCGACTCTGATAGTGAAAGTATCATGTGGGAAAAAGACCTTCGGTATTACGGACTGCCTCTTCGCGAAGCGAGCCAGAATTTGAATAAAAGCAGACGCCCAATTACTGTCGTCACTCAAATTGAGTTGAGGGTACTTTTCGGCAACCGCCTTTCTCAAGTGCGCGTCGACTATCTCTCGTTGACGGTCGTCCATAGACTTCACGGTATCAGCATCTTCCGAAGCAACGCTAAATGCGTCACGTGTAACCTCCAATAGACTATCAGCGTTAAATTTTGTTCCGGCGATATCATATGTTATTACTTCTGTTCCGTCCTCCGCCTTTGTAGCTCTAACCACAGAGTGATCGCGTTGTTTCTTATCTTTGTCCTTCCTTCCCCGTGCTGGTGCAGGTGGTTGGTTTGCTGGCGGTGGAGTTTTCCCGTCGTTCGACATCTCTAGTTACAGTAATAAACTTATTAACTTCGTAAAAACTTCTTTTACTATTGCCACGAAAATAACACCTAAATACCTGTCGACTGAGTTGATACAGGCCTTAGTACTACTGCTGATAAGCAGAGGGTTACTATAATCATGTTTATCACTAATTTGTGTCGTGAACAACACTTGGTTAGTACATTGGTGTAGACCATAATCATCATCGTAAGCATAAGTGTAGATACCTTTAAAACTACCATTATATAGCTTCCATAACCATTGTGACCATTGTGGATTACACACCGTAGCAGTGTAGTTATTGAGGCAACATTCATCATCTTTTCCCTCACTTATACAGTTAGATAAGCACTCCCCGCAATCATTTCTTCTCCTACAGTACATATTGTACGAATCAAGATAAGAATAAAATACATCGTTATCATTGCATTTAGCTACTACAGCACACGAGAACCCGTCGACGCACGAGATGTCGTAGTAAACAATTCCGTCCTTGTAAGTCCATTCAACTAGCGTGTTTCCAGCACCGCACGTTTTTGAATAATTACGAGACACGTGGTATCTTACCGCACTCTCTTTGTTCGAAGTTATAACAGTACCTAAGTTATTTCCGAGATCATCCCAGAAGAAACAACCACCATGTACCGGATTGTTACCGACTTTACCATAAATCTCTCCACTTCCTTGCCTCAAAAGCATTAGTAGAGACAACATTACCATATGCGCCAATACTTGCACGAATGCCTTTCTTAAGCATATTCTTGTTAGTGACATGCTTATGGTAATCAACGTACCTTACGTCCTTATATGGGAGCCAGTTCACCCGCTTCCACCTTAGAGGCAACTCCAACCCTATTGACCGTAAAAAATCTACACAAAGATCACCGGCAGATCCCAAATACACGCGCCTTACCGAGTATGCCTTTACAAAGTTCTGCATCATATCAAATTTTATTTCTAGAAACTTAAAATCGCAGACGATTTCCTCGCCGTGAGAATAAAACTTAAAATACCTAGGTCTCTTTTCAGACCTGTACCTACATGTACCATGGATCGAATAATATGCAATAATAGCACCAAGAATTAAAATTGGTTCAACGCGTTTATTCGTTGATACTAGACTAACGAAAATTGCGCTTAGTTGACAAAACGATTCCTTATCGTAAACCTTTGGTGTCCAGATAAGTTCCTGATAATCACTAAGAGCTAAACCTCCGTACGAAACGTAGTTAACATACTGTAGTACCTTTTCAAACCTATCAGGAGTTATCCACCGTATCCTTTGTAAGTCTGAGTCATCAAATTTTATAAAGAATGAAGTAAGAGGGTGAGTGCAGAATCTCATTACCTCTTCCCACTTTTCACCACTTTCATAGTTCAGCTGAGAATAATTATCGAAAAACATAGCCATCCACCCAAAAAACGTTATAGCGTAATGTGTGAAAGAGCTATTAAGCATAAACAAGTGATTGTAACTAGACAGTATATTGCTTAATACCGCCAAAACATGGTTATATTGAACGTACAACTTAGTTGCCACATTACCATTTAACACTCTTATACCGTGAAAAAACAACTTCGGTAAAATATACTTTAAAGGTAATCCCGACGACACGCTTTCGCTAACAGGGATATCTGGAAATACGTCCTTTGCTTCCCGCGTTTTTGCGACACTCGTCGTGAACTCACCAGTCACGAGCGAAAGATTGACATAAAATTGGCGGTCCTCTGCCTTAAGAGTTAAGAACCTCGGGTCTGACGACTTAAATTTCATGTTAGCCCATAATCTATCTTTACTAAGATTAATAAGTGGGGTCATAATAACAGTAGATATGTCTCTTTCTAATATTCCTCGTAACAGTATGTAAGGTTGGTAACCCACGACCTTTGAAGAGTAACCTCCACGTATGACGTAAAAGTACAACAAATTATACTCGTTGTAAGCGGTTGATATTGAGTTAGTAGAGGTGACATAAGGTGATAGTGTTATTATTCTAAAGCTATCCCCAAAAACATACTGTACTTGTGTCGTGTAGTCTCTGTTATAATACGTACTGATAGCTTCACCTACGTATTTCTCTATATCCTGTCGCCCGAAGAAAATCCGGAACAGGTGTCCTGGTTGCCAGTAACGCGTCTGCACCGGCATAGTCATTGAGCCTGCTCTTCGCATTGAAACCCAAAAGTCCTATATGTCCTCTTGTATCTAAAAAATCCTTATAACTGTCAACATTAACAAACTCTTCGTCGTTCTTTACAAGAGAACTACCATAAAGATAATCCTTAACGGCTATAGTTAATTCCGAGAATGTGTAAGCATCAGACCTAAGGTTCTGTTTAATAGTCTGCAGCGTCAAGACTCTGGGAGCTACAGTGAGCTCTCGCTCTTGCGGATATCCGGCTATACGATAAGTCCCGGAAAACATCCCCAAAGCATTAAGTTTTAGTTTTAGTATCCAAGACCAAGACTCTACAACACCGGCATCCGCTAATGGGAAGTCGACAACTTTAACAGTAAACGCTGCTATTTTATTAAGATAAAACAACCTATTGTCACCACCTTCGAAGACTCCTGAACTGAAGTAAGAAGTTTTTTGTGAAGTATGGGTTTCTACCTCGACTTCAATCGGTAACGGGGCCCCTACAGGTATTATAACCCTTGGTTCTATGTATGTATCCGGAATACATATATTAGACGTACAACAATCTATAAAGATGTAGTCACCTTCTAATATAGATGAGGAAAAATACGCACAACCTTCGGAAACAGCACTTCTCAATCTGGGGTAGATCAAAGTTCTACCCATCCACTTCCGTATTTCGGATTGGGCTTCTGCCACAGCACCAGGGAGTAGTGCACTTCCACCAATTGGTACCAAGCAAATATCAGTTTTCATGTCACTAGCCTCTAAAATAGATTTTAATATTAAACTAGCGCGGTTGAAAAATGGTAGGCATATCTCCTTCAATTCTGCAGGTGTTAGCGTTATAACAACACCTCTGTTCGACTTAATTTTAGTCGACTCAAACGTCGTAGACACCATTATCTTCAAGTCGACGACAGGAAATGAATCATAAGCAGCTAGTGCATATTTGTCGCGGATGTAACCTTCTATTGCCTTATCCACATCCCTTCCTCCTAGAACTTCGTCTCCTCCAGATAAGATCACTGAAAAGACGTTTCCTCGCTTACTGATTAATGAAACATCAAAAGTTCCACCGCCAAAATCGTATACAATATAATCCGCATTAATGGTAGTAGCATCTAAACCTCTGAAAGCCGAAAAGAGAGCCGCTGATGGTTCGTTCATAATGTGTACTACCGGTATACCTAAAGCAGTCTCTAAGCTCTTCATAAATAACCTCTGCGAAGATGTATATTGCGCAGGAACAGAGATAACGAGTCCGTCACAAGTGATCTCGCGTCTATACTCAAATTCTCTTATAAAACATAGAATGAACTTCGCACAAACCGCATATAACGGTAAGAAGTTTGATTTATTGTTATCACTGATAAACATGTCGTAAACCGTGTCCCCAGCCTTTACAATGTAGTCTGGTTTTAACTGTTGCCTCTTAGACTCAACAGTTTTAGACGTAACACCTATCCACCGTTTAATATCTCTATAATAAGATTTTCCCGGTTTAAAATTAAATTTATCATCACATAGTTGATAACCGTACTCGTCTATTGTATCGTTAACGCCGTAAGTCGTTGGCACAAATTCACTGTCGCTTTGCAGTGCCAAACACACCGACGTTTTAGTTATCAACGATAAAGTCGAAAACGTCGTCCCGAAGTCTAGACCTAGGATAACCATCACATCGGTTCGCCCGTCGCACCTCTTACAGGGGTTCCTTTAGAACAAGTCCCACCGAACCGTAACGATTGTATAATTATAACAAAGATTAAGATCACCACCAACACGAAAAACAGCAGTACGACCGTGACAAAGTCCTTCATTATAACAATAACGGAGTTACATCACAGATGGATTTCCCTCAAAGGGTATGTGTTACGACTAATAAATTTCCTGACGACAATTACCGTCAATAACACGAAGAACGTCATGATTAACACCGAGACGCAAAATAAAGTCAGCACGACGACCGTAGCGTCTCTTCCTATAACACAATCAAACCCCATATTAATACTTAGTACGAGTAGTACACGGTTATCTTATGTAAACACTCGATCGTCTTCTTCTTTCTCTTCGAGTAGGGATGTCGGAATCTGGCGCATCCAGGTACTCGTTATAATTCTCTTGTTTCACCTCTTTTAATACATTATAAATTTTCGTCAGTTTGCCGCGTTGACTCTTGTAGTAATCGTAAGAGTATACAAAGACAACGTACAACACCACTATAAGTACGATATCAACCACCGAAAACTCCATTACCTGTGAAATAATCGTAATAGCTTCGTAAATGAATAAGCATTGTGTCCGCGATCACGCTTACAAGATACTAATCAACCCTCATCGGTCAAACGGAATCCTCCTTTCAACTCCATTTTACGCAACAGTTTTACTATATGTTTCTTAAAACGTGGGTTGAGATATTTTTCAGCCTTCCTCGTAACTTTTGCATACCTTGACTCACTAAGGTCGGACATACATTTTAATTCCTCGTCGGTTTTATGGTGTAACCATCCATAATGTTTACTGTAGACAAAAACATCTTTACTTTCGTTCTCGTGAATCTTCTCAAAACCAAGCTTATCCATTAATTTAGCTCCAGCCAAATGCCAAACGTTTATGAACGACCAAGATATTGGGTACATAGACCTAAAGCGACTGTAGTTCGCAAGAATACAGTGCACGGAAGCTATTGCAGAGTAAGTGTGTTTCCCTTCAATTTTATAGCGATCGTTAACTAAGTCAACAAGTCTGCTAACAACACCTTCATTGCCGAACGCCGTGCAATTGTCCTTGTAGGATATGTACCTCTCTCTCAACTCCACGTCGTTGTATATCGGTGTAGGTTTAAAAAGCTTCACCATAAACTTATATGGGTCAGGAACAAAATATATCCTGTCGCCAGCTGGTACGAGAAACCTAGAACAGAAGTACCCGTAGCTATTTTTAATAAACTTTGCTTCCATGCCAATATCATTAACCATCCTTTGGGCGTGGTTAACAATGTCTTCACGACTATACATAACGCTGTCATCCCCTGCAACACAAACGGCGTCTACTAAAGGCAAATTATAATACAATGATAAGATCATAAGATTCACTATAGTGTTTCCAAGAAACGTGTTAGCTCCTCCGCTTCTTCGCTGGGTCTGTAACTTGAAAGATAATGCACCTCCCGTCACTCGTGCGTTGCAGAAGTATTCCGCTGCGGACCATAGGTCCAACATTTCTGCGGTAATACCGAAGAGCGAGTAAAATTCAAGCTCAAATGCCTTAATATATTCGTCTTGACTCTTGTCGTATTTACTAAAATCTATTTCACCCACGTGCATATCTTGACCATTCCCAACTAGTCGAGTCAACTTCCTAGCAAAAACGTTTGGTGCCATTCCAGTATAGACTATTATATTATCATTGAGAGAAGCGATAAGCCTTCTTTGCAACTCTGAAAAGATAGGACTAAAAATCGAGTTAACCAACTTACTGTGGTATATAATGTTCTGCGCTGGGGGATACTTACTCAAGGAAGACGAGTCTAACTTCACCTTCGCCTCCCTTTTGACCATGACCTTAAACATTGACATATAGTCTGAAAAGTTTCGAATATTAACACCTTCCATACTCATGTTGCTAAAAAACGTGTTGTCTCTCTTTCTCAAGAATTCGTGGAAACAACGCTCCCTCAAGGATATGCTATCGTTACATACCACGGAGAGTTTTTCCCGATCGAAACACCGAGTCAATACGCTATCTAAAGCTCTTGCTGCGAAAACTTTAGTCGCCTCATTCTTTTCATGAGTAACAGCGACGAAGTTCCTATTCTCGTAACAATAAACATTTTCTATGACGGTATTGAGGCGATCGGGAATCGCTTGCGTATTAATGACGCCAAACACGCTGCTCGCGTGAAGCCGAAACAACCTTACCAGCGGAGATAGTCACACCGCTCGCGTCACTGATAAACTCCGAGGTATTAAGAGCTTGGGACATATCACCCAAGACAACTGAAGTAGAACCAGGTACGACCTCGTTAATAAATTCAACAATAGCGGTGTAAGGTGCCGAACCAACAGGGCTAATTTTATCCCTGAACGACATCTCGCGCTCCGACGAAATATCCTCTTCTTCTCCAACTAAGTTTTCAGGTGACTTATCTACCATGGCGTCAGCCATCTCTTGTAATTCAACACACTTCCTGATCATAAAACTCATAATATCATCGGTTTTACTTCTGATAACAAAATAAGTAAGAGACCTAGTGTGCCTCGAGATGGCCACAACATTATGGGCATCACTAACGAACGGTTCATCGTCATTAGGTTTAGTCCGAACAAGGTACACATGATCATGTGTATCACCTTGCGCTTCATGGACCGTCTGTGGAAAGTATTTAGGCTCAATATTGCCTTGCATTTTCACCTTCTTTAGTAACTCTAGCTTTTCAGCTTGTGTTTGTACTAGGTACTTAAAACCGTTGACCATCGGGACATCTTCTACACAAGATATCTCCTTAATACTAACACTAGAAGACGCCTTATAATATGGGTTAAAAATGTTACGTTTATAAATGACGCTTAACAACTCGCATACGTCTTTAGGACACCTATAAGAAACTGTTCTGTACTCCTGGCAAACCTCCGGTATCATTTCACCAATGTGACTGTACTTATTTAGTGCGTGATCTGTCCTGGAGATAAATCCAATTTGATTAGAATCTCCGTAACCAATTATCCTCTCACAACGCACTCTAGTGAACACGTTAAGAACTTGACCACTATGCACCATAAAAACCTCATCAAGAAGTAGTACCGCCACGCTTCTTTCCTCACCAGCCATTAAGAAGGAGTCCATAGTGCGGACACTGTCGTTAAGGGTCCTGCATGCTTGTACGACAACTGCTTTGTTGGAAGGTACCAAGTTTAGGTACCTACCAATGGCTCTTTTCCTAATTTCGGTACAACTATTCTTATTGGCGGTGCAACACAAGAACTTTATCCCACGGCGCATCATGGAAACCACCAAACAAACAATTTCAGTTGTTTTACCACCGCCTGGTGGGGTTTCTACAACTCTTATTGCTTTCACAGTTATAGGGGTGTAGAGGTAAGCATTCACGGTAAGCGGCATCAAAATTTTATCGCTGTAGAATACTGCCATCTGTTCATGACTTACAATGTATCTGGATGAACATCGCATTGCTTCTTTGAAAGTGCAATAATTCTTTCCACACGCGCAGTAAAGATCGGATTCTAATTTGTCACCGTATTCAATACGATGGGAGTCAGCTCTCTTACCACAAAATTTCTTTTTGTCCTTGTCATAAATGATAAGGTTGCTATTTTGAGCACTATCGCTAAGCTCGTATTCTCCCGCGGATTCCAACTGCGTCGTAGCAGCGGTAACATCGTACATGATGTTGTAAACATCCTGCTTCTTAAGATATAGATACTCATTTCTTGCATTAATAGTGTCATCCTCTACCATTTCTGGCGCTAAAGGGGGAACAAGATTTCCCATAAGGGACCTACAATAAGGTGAAAAAACCAGCCCCTTTGACTTAGCAACCTTAGTCACAATGGGCTCAGCCTTCTCACCACTTTCAAAAATCTCATTTACGGTATCTTTGAATTCATCCACCGTGGGGATACTAGAGACCAATGGTGGTTCAGCGGTGGCTGCTTTTAATATCTTGTCAATAAAATCGCCGCGTGAGTCAATATTATCGCCACCACCGGCTTTACCACTAGACGAAGCCTCGCAAGCTATATCGCCCCAACACTCCCCGGAACTTATAAGTTTCTCTTTTCCTTTGTAACTACCACTACTTTCTCCAAGAGTGATTCCTTTATTACAATTATTTTCTTCGTCTCCGACTGCATCCTTTGTCACTAATTCCTCAACAATGATACTAGAGGGAAAGCATTTCGCCACCGGATTGTTAACAGCATCCTTAATGGAATTAAGAGCGACACTTATATCATGAAGGCTCACATCACTCATGTCATGCGAGTGAATAACATGGTCGTAACGTTTTAACTTAGAATTACGACGAGTCTCCCTCGCATTATAATATGCACTCTTAAAGTTGGAACACCAAGAGTAACAACCTTTAACGAACTGTAAAGTCAACCAGCTCTTAGGGTTAAGAAAGAAACCGATGGCATGGATAACGTTCGGATGCACGAACTTATGTGACACAAATTGTTCCACAAGGTACAACAAAGCACTACCGAACAACACACCCCTTAGACTACCTCCTCTTAGACAACCACGGTTTTTATCTAAATAATAGAAAGAGACGTCCTCACGTCGAAAAATTTTTAAAAATTTTTCCCACGCTCGGATGTCGAAGACCTTATCCGAAAGCAATGTACCCGAAAGTACACTTTGTACGATCACATCTGCACAACTAGATACTGTCGTCTCTTCAACAACCTCCTCGGTGTTAGATCCGACATCAACTTCGACGTCGGACCACGGTAGTATTAACTTAAAATCTGCATCACGAGCGCTACAACGTTCCACTACGGGCAGCGATAATTTCAACACCTCCTTCAGCTCATAAAGTGCAAAGTTAGGGGTAGAGGTGAGGACGATGGTCGCAGTCTCGGGGTGAACAAAACCGTCGCGTTCATTGACAACCATGACGATATCTCGCACCGTGTCAGCGTTACTTGGTTCACCTCGAGTAACTTCACAATATAAATCGGGATTGAACCTTAAACGTTGTCCGGTTTTTTCGCGGAGTCTTTTTTCGGCCTGTTCCCGCTGCATAATCTTCATCCGGACCCAATCCAACTCGAAATCGTTGTACTTGGAGATAATAGCCCGGAATAATCTAACTACTAACCAACTTTTTGGGGCAAGAAAGAATCCAATCAGTCGACCAAAAACCTTTGGCATCTTTGCCCTTACTGCGAATTCTTCAAGAATATACAGGATAACACTACCAAAAAGGGTTTTCTTTACAGATCCTCCCCTTAATTTGGCGGTACTTCCTTCCATGAAGTAAAATCCGTCGCCTTGATTCTTAACAAAGTCAAGAAACTTTGTCCAAGCACCAATGTTCCTAACCTCGTTAGCTTCAAAAGCTGACAACAAAGTGTCATTCTGTATATCACTAACACAACCTGATATCATAGTAATCGTCTTTTCGTCTACTCTAACCCTTTGCGTCATAATCTCCATCTCTTCATCTACCCATGGCAAACATAACGAGGAGGCGGTGCCACTACTATCACGTTGTTCGTGAACTTGGTCCGCCATTAAATCCCGCGAATCCCAACATGTAAAAGGCGCATAATACCATTTTTCAATTCGCATCGCGTCCAAACCCGGAGGTAGAATCAAGAGTGGTAGATCGGAAGCTAACATACCAAATACCCCTTCCTCCATCTTCAACACTGCTCCCTTACAGTCAACGCTGCATTGCAATGGTACCCAGGTGTCGGTGCCAGGATCTTCGATGTACTCTTTCCTTTTCTGTCTCACTTGGAACCTACATACAAAGTAATAGAGTTTTTTACAAACCTCTAACATAAACTTTAAAGGAAGTCTAAGGTAATTACGAATTCTTTCTAACACTAACATACTATGCTTACTAAGTACCGGAAACATGTAAACATTACCTCCTCCCATAAGTCCAGGTTTATCTGAAAGTTCTAACTCTGAACCATAGCCTTCTTCCTTCAGTAAGTCTAGGGCGACACTGTCAAATGCACTCTGGTATTCATCAATAAACCGTCTGACAGTCTCTAATTCCGCTTGCATCTCCACCGCCTCCAATCCGCTTCCTTCAAGTTCTAACTCGCTCATCGAATACAATGTCGACAAGGCATCATCGAAGTTGACATCAGCATCCTCTTGTACAGTGCTCTCCGGGTTGTCCGCACACTCATTGTTAACGTCAACCTCACCACTTGTCCCTTCATCAATAGAAGAGAAGTACCTAGCAATGACGTCGGGAGTTTTAAAGAAACTCTTTATCTTAGATCCGCATGAAGACTTTATATTACCCAAAGAACTATAGACAACATCTCTCGTTGACGAAACCCTCTCCGAAAGATAGGCATCCACTAACCGTGTAATTCTACCCTTTATGTCCGGTTTATCGATGATATCACACGCGAACTTAACAAGTTCTTCTTTAAGAAAATCACATGTTTTGCGAATAATCCTCCTGATGACGTTAACGAATTCATCGAGGACGATGTTGCAACTTACTCTTCCCGCTTCAATAGATTTTGAAGCCATGAGAGTAGATATGTGTTTAGCACAAAGACTCCTGACAATCGAGAAGATTAACGCCTTCGGGATAGAAACACGGAGACCTCTACCACAGAACCCTTCCCAAACAAGATCGCAAATTAGTTGTATAATTTCATGAGAGTCGTCAACTCCCGTTGATGATTCGTCAAAGGTTAGTCTATTGACTTGCCAATGGGCCAGGAAGTATTTCCCACCGGCCTTTAGCAACGTGATGAAGAGAGGTTTCCCTGCAACCACTTCAAGGATAACTTCACTGGCCATAGCCACAACATTCTTGGAAATAAAGAATATACAATCCCAACCTGTACTATCTTTGTACACTTTCACCAACCGCGAAATACCACCTAATAACGCGTTGTAATTCTTAAAGTATCCCTTAAGACGCGATATGACATCTAAGAGAGTTGATAATGGTTTGCCTAACACCAACCCTTCAAGACCAAGTTTAAATTTAGACAAATAATCCGGCCATAACGACGAAAGGTTGGTAATAGCGTTTGTGCAAACTTTTGACAAAGACTTAAGAACTTGTTCACACACAGAAAAACTTTTATTCCCACCGTACAGCCCACCACCGCGAGGTCCCCTATAAGGCTCCTCCGCGCGATGTAAGGCGTCAAGAACAGTAGAATTGCTAACACCACTCTTTATCTTAACCCCTCCATTCTGCACTTTTATTTTTACCGGATCGGTAATCTTACTATCGAGTATAGTATTCACACCTTCAATCTCCCTAACGGTCTTTTTAACGAACCGCTTCTGATTACGGTAGTAAAATTCCTTAATGGCAGCGGCCTCTATCTCTCCTGCCGAGTCTTCCATGTTACCGGTCGGAATGTCCACGTGAACCTCATAATAGTCAAAATTGGCGATAGGTCTATACAACTTATCAAGTTCCAGAGAATCAAGACCTTTAAAAACAGGAAATAAAAACTCCAAGAACTTAATCACAGCTTCACAAATGGACCTACCAACACTGGTAACAGTCTCCTTTATCCTGTTCCATAACTGCATGAACAGCGATTCACTGGAATCGTAAGCTCGTACCAGCCCTTTTGCGTACCTCGAACTCATCACTCTGGACTTAACACCAACAACAAGTAGGAGGGCCGCGACTCTTGAAACAAGTTTTTCAGGCAAGTACACATTATTATGTATAACTCGTCCCGAAATAACAACCCTGCTCTTGTTTTGTCTCAACCAAGTACAAACCCATTCTAGATGTTTGTCCGAAACGCAAACGCAATTGTTCATCACATAGACCAAACCTTCAGAAAAGAATCTCCGGTCGACTTTAATACAGTCTTGCTTAGTAAAGTCGAAAAGCCCAGTATCTAAGTTATACTCAGGAAGATAAAGTACAGTCATATCTTTTTCGATCATTGGTACCGATACTAGTAACGTGCAGTCCACCTTGGGATAAAAAGGGGCACGCGTCACAGTAATCTCAGAAACACCGAGTCTGTTGGATATCATTTCAACAGTATACATACACTGGTTATGCACAAAACAGGGGTACCTAAACCATGATTCCATAACCTGGCGCTTGTGAGTATATCCCAACCCACCATTATAATTAAAGAGGACATCATCCCCTTTCATCCTTATCTCCACTCCCAAAGCACTGCAATAACAGCTGCCATCTTTCATAGCTATTAGTTCCCCAGGGAGTACCATCGTAACATAGGCTACATGTGCACCCTTTTTGTGCATTATCTCGGCCATGAGATGAACCGATATATCGTAAACCTCGACGGCAGTTATAACTGGCGCCATCGCATCACAAACTTCCGCACGACTGTAACAACAACGCAGCGGAGCGGAAAGACTAGTTGAAGCCACAGCGGTGCCAGGAGTCGCCGACATCCACGTCTGCATCCTCTTCGCACACCTGGAAGCGTCCTTAAAATCCTCCACAGGATTACAAATGTGAACGTTTACATGCCCTTTCATAGAATGGTATATTAAGTCACCACCAACATCGACATAGTCAATATCTCTAAATTTGGACGCATACAATTCATTAAAGCACATTCTGACACAAGCGGCCATAGTGTGCTGAGAAAATTTACTAGGTTTAAAATCAATATTAAGTTCGGGAAACGCAGAACTTAACTTACTCCTCTCCGCTGATTCCAAATAGTGAGGGATGGTTAACTTCGGTAACCCTTGCATAAATTGGGCACGTTCCCGCTCAATGCGCAAGCACTGCTGCTCAAGCTCTCTCGCATACATGCACTCGCTTATCTTAGATTTACTGATTTGATCTATTACCGTAGCTCTGAGTTGGGGTAGAATAATATCTATGTGTTCAGTCTCAGCATTAGTCTCAGAAGGTCCACGAGTACCTCCTAAAGCCATATCAGGGTTGTCTAAGAGATTAAGTTTAAAATAGAAATTGCTCGCGGTAAAGTGTCCAACAACTTGAACTCTGTTACCCATGCCATCGTATATGGCTCTGGCATCACCATTAATATGGATAATTGGGTTTGAATCAAACCCAATATCACCCAAAACCTCACTGATAGCAGAACAAAGTGGGTAAGGGCCAAGTTCGCTAGCAATTTGTCTAATCCTCTTATCAGAAAGATAAAATGCTTTACTGAAAGCCATCTCTCTAAAGAGATTGAGGTAACAGTAACCATTCTTCTCCTTCTTATGAATAGCATTGAGGTAAATACCCCTTACCCCTTTGTTTAGTTTGCTCTGTAAAAGTTGGTTATCAGGCGAGGTCACAGAGACATCGACAGGACGCCAAGGCGTCTCCACTCCTTGTCTGACTGGGGCAACATCCTCGCTAGGAATACTAGTCCTACGAAAAACGGAAGGACAATTAGCATCTTTACATATGCGACAACAGTTCTCTGCCGCAGGTTGGTAGTACATACCCTCAAGACTCTCTAGGAATCTCCTTCTTGAAGGGAAAAGATTACCACACCCCGGATCATAACCGTTGGTAAGTTTTTGTTCAGCCCGAGGGGACAAACCTTTACTGATGCGCGTCCGCATCAATTTCTCCTCAGAGCTTATGAGGCCACACTTATGATGTGCCCAGAGAACAGCCCAAGCGGTCCACTTCCCAAATCTAAATACACTAGGGTTGACTTTTCTTTCAACCTCTAGAACTTCAATAACCTCCGGGAGTAAAGCAAGAGGCCTCTTACACCTTTCCTCCAAAGTTAACTCTACTCCGGGAGCTAACTTATTCCATGGGAGAGGTTCAAGGTTGTCTACGGTTCTTACACCTTGCTTCCTAGCAGCTGCCCTCCTCCTTTTCTTCGAGGAAGAAGACTCTTTAGACGAGACACTCTCATCCGAAGAAACGTCTCCCCAGAAAAGAGGCACGCCTTCTGCCTTCTTCTGAACGTCTGGTGAAACGCGGCGAGCTGCCTCAGTATCGATAAGACCTACATTGGTAACCCGTCTTTGGGTAGGAGTACCAACCGCATTACTTCCTTTCACAGGAGGCTCAGCAGGAGTACTCAAGTACAACCGCAAGTCCTCCGTGGTGTCGGATGTAGCATCGCAACCTCCATAACCGTCGTCGCTTGACGGAGGATCCACGAACAATCCCTCCTCGTCACCCAGATCGGCAGGGGCACCGTCGTTAGATGGTCCCGCGTCTTTGTCTGCGGGAAGTGGTTCCTCTTTTACAGGATAGTAAAGCACACCATGAGATCGTGCGCTATACCTCTGACCAGGCGTTGCTGGTTCTTGAGAGAAAAACAAAACTGGTTCCTTTCTCCCACTAGCAGGCGAGTCAAGTGCCTGCACTACTTCTTTCTTAGGCTCACCCATCATCGAGCCTGTTGAAACACCCTCCTTAGGGCTCAGTCTTACGACACCGGCGCTTTTCCGCACTGGCATCTTAACATGGGGACGTTCAGTTATCACGCCACCATTACCAACAGGAACCCAAGCACTATATAGTGGTTTGGGTACATCGTCCACACGCTCAAGTCCGCCTGGGCGGACAGGTGGAATCTCTTCCCTCTTTGGGCACCTGGATACAACAGGCGCCCTAACCACACGTGCGCCCCGGACGGGCGCAAACCTCGGCAAGTCCCTTATTACAGAGGGACTGCCACTCACCGCCCCTTTCCTAACCCACACCGAAAAGGCGGGGACAGGGGCAACCACAACATTAGGCCTCTTTACGGCCTTAGGAGCACGTGCCGGTGCCAAAAGAGCAGCGGCATAAGAACCTAGGGCCTTAAAAGAAGAGGAAGGCCCTTCAGAAGCGCACCTCTTGGGTTGAGGAGCGCGAATAGTGGCTCTGACAGGTTCAGAGCGGACCGATCGTGGGGAGGAGTTATCCCTCTCCCGATAGAAGGTAGTCCACCCATCAGCACTGGTGGCCTTCTTAAGTTTTCCGCTCACTCGCGGCTTTGGTGCTTCCCTCCGCATGAGGGAAGAGACGGAGACACGCCCTCCGCACTTAGCGCAAGCCGGTCGAACCGGCGAGAACACCATGCGACAAACGCCGCAACCCCTACAGAAGTGAAGGGCGGTGGCGCCTCCACTGTCAGCGCGGCCTTCCTGAACGAGGTTAGCCGCATCACTAGGGCCAGCTGAGAACCAGCCCACGTATTGCCGTCCGTAAGAGATTACGTCGGCTTCCCTTCGCCTCCCCTCTGTGAGAAGGAGGGTGTGTACAGCAGCCGCCAAACCAGAAAGGCGGCACCGCGAGTCGCGGCGGGGGGGACTATAACCCCCTACCCTGACATTTGGCACTTTTGCCATGTCAGTAAGAGCCCTAACGGGCCCGAAACGCGTCTGCCAGCTGCGACAGACGTGAGCGCTGTGGGACGTGACGTGGGCGACGCGGTACGAAGTCCGCGACAACCACGCGAAGAACAGCCCCACAGGAAATGGGGCGAACATGCCGCTCAAAGCGAGAGCGACATCCGAGGCCAAGGGCCATTGTCCCAGAGATGGTGGGGACTTGACGGCGGAGCGCAAGGACGCATAACGCCCATGCGGCCCCGTCATGCGCATGAGGTAGTCCTCAGCAGAGCGGAGGACCGCCTCATAGCAGCGGCCGTTACTGCCGCGCTTCATCGTATGTGTGGTGGTGGACGTCACTGGGCGACAAAAACCGGTGACGCAGTGAGAAGAGATGCGTAGAGAGGAGTGTTAAGGTAAAGGACGTGAGTGTGTGAAAACTGTTTGAGAAAAATGATGGGAATGATCACTGCAGTACGCTTTGTTGGCAAATTCAAACCAACGAACGTATAACAATTC